TAAACAACCTCTAGCTGTAACTGTAGCTGTACCAAAAGTTAAATCTGCAAAATCACACACAGCAGTAGTTCCTGACAACGCAGGAGTAACATTGGTTAATGTTGATCCACCTGCACTGTAATTAGTGCCTGTAGCTTGTCCTGTGGTTACATATACAGTTGTACCTGCACCTAAAGTTGCTGATGATGTGTAGAGTGCTAACTTAATAGAATCTGCACCATTGGTTAAATTATGTCCTTCGACAAGTATTTCTTGTTTAAAACTTGAACATATTGCTGATGTAATTGCCATTTATAGCTCCTTTATAATCTTAGCCATGTCTTCATGACCTTGTTTAACTAATAAACCAACCATAGTAACCTTTTTAGATTCTATCGCACTGTTTATATTAGCTAAGATTATACTATAAATATGATTTTTGAAAGCCTCAGCTTGCAACCTTACATGTTCAGGTGCATTTTCTGATATGCCTAAAATTTTTTCAGTGGTTTGTTTTGCCCAAAACTCAGGATCATGACCTTTATTTTCTGTGGTATGAACCTCTACTTTGCCTAATTGTATAAAGCTATCTGACATTATCCTTTGTAAGGTTCAGGTGGTAATTGATGTTCTTGCAATGTTAATCCATCTTTTGCCAGTTCACTATCTACCTCATCATAAGGTTTGATAATCCATTTGTTGCCATGAATTACAGTCACAAAAGGTTTTTCTAAACGATGATAGCCATAGAGCTTTTCTGTGGGTGGCACATCAGCATCTAAGACTGTTGATCTAGGGCTTACACCTACTGTAATACCATGATCCATCATTTTAGATAGCCAAAATTCAACACAAGCTCTGCCTGCTTCTGCAAAATGTAAGTCGTTTCTATAGGAAAAATCTATGCCAAATAGATCAATAGACTCTACTTCACTCCACATAGCAAATCCTAAAGCATAAGCAACTGTGTTGTTAAAGTAAGCACATTGAGTAGCATTAGCAACTTCCTCTATAGGAAACAAAGTGGCTTTTGGTACTCTTTGATCTAATTCACAAGTGTAAATAGGTATTTTAAGGTCAGGTAACATCTTACGCATTACCAAAGTTTGTTTGCCTGCATCATCACTGTCTAAGAATCGACTAGCAGGGTCCATCATAAACAAACGATCTAGGTTAAAAACACTGCAAGCTGAGTTTATACCCCAAACTTCATCCCACTCTTTACCATTTTCTTTGCCAATCACATAATCTATTTGTGATATGCCAAGACCTAACAAGGCAACTCTCTTGCCCTTGAGCGATTTAATTGGTTTCATTACGATACTACTGTGCGTAGGCTATCGTATCTGTATTCATCTCTAGTATCTCTACCTTCTGATAAGTTTTTCATTCTCATAATTGCCTCTTTGAATCTTGCTTCAAACTGAGCAATGACATCAGGAGTCTCTTTGAGAAAAATTGCACCTTCAACTAAACTTCCATAAAGTAAAGCATCAGGATAATCTGTACTAAGAACTGTCGTTCCACTGTCACTACCACTTGTTAAAGAAGATGGTTTATATAAGTAATGTAATTCTACTGTATAAATTGCATCAGGTACAGGTGCAAGAGAAAAAGAGTCTTGGCTGAAGATTGAGTAATATTTAGGTTGACCTGTAACAGTTGTTGTTGGGCTGTACTCTTTTAAGAAAGAAGCGTGTTTTAAATCAAGATAAGTGTAAGTATTGCTTGATACGATAGCTAAACTCATAGGAGCCAAGAAATCACTAGGACAAGCTAAAAATCTTGTGTTTGCTGTGGTTTGACCTTGTACATTTTTTCTTTGTTCAGGCAATTCAACAAATTTTAATATTCTATCTTCTGCTTCTTTAATAAAAGTAGGTAAATTATTCGTAAAAGTAGTTTCAGCAGATTCTAAATAATCTCCTATTGCTGTCTTTAATGTTGCGTATGTAAAACTCATGATGTTGTAATAGTAACAGAACCTACGCCACAGGCTACTTCAAAAGTCGTTAATTGTGTGCCTAACTTTCCTAAACCAACATTGGTATAAACTGTAAAAAAATTGTTATCGTCTGCTGTATCAGGTCTTGGGTCTTGTAATGCTTGAGGATCAGTGGCTACATTTCTTGGTTCTATCTGTGGATGTTTAGGATCAAACTGGTCAGGTCCTACCAAAAGACCATTCCATGTTTTTTTCATGTCTTTTAATTTGTAACGAAAACCAGTGACATCACAAATTCCATAAGCATTTTTATTACTTGCAAATGCACTCATTAGGCTGAATTATAACTCCTTAAATCAGGACTAACACGAAATGAAGCTCTTTCTTCATCTTGATTCATGGCTCGCAAAAACTCTTCCTCATACAACTGTTTTAACATAGGTGTTCTTTCAGGTGCTTTTTTAAGAGATATGTAATATGCAAGACCTGCCGCTAAACATGGATAGAACCTATAAGGCATATCCATGGTATTAGCACCTACATCAGCATCATCCATGCGTGTCAACACATTCATGTACACAGTGTATGTTGCAGACTTATCAGGTGTTGGGTAAACACTAATAGTTGGAGATAGTTGTTTATCTATAACAAACTGATTGGGTTTACCTGTTTGTGCTTTGTTAGGTATAGCTGAGTATTGTGAACGACTAATTCTAGCCATGGCAATGTCAGTTACATCTGAACCAATGGTTTCTCTAACAAAAGCATCTAAAACATCAATCGGTGCAGTGCTATTAGTGGTGTCTATGTTGTAAGAGGTGGTATCTTTAACCATGGCTACAGTTTTTTGTGTCACAGTCCACTGGTTTAATCCTCTGTTAGCCCATTCTGCTAACAGAAGATTAAGACTTCTTTGTGCTGTTTTAAGATCGTAACCTGTGCGAAGCTCTAAACCACATCGTTCAAAGGCTTCTTCTACAAATTCACCTACATCAGGTTCAAAATTTTTACTGTTTGATGTTGCCATCTATCCATAGTTTTTAATTAATTCAAGAATAATGACATAAGTATCGCCATTTGAATGACCTACTGTGGTGAAATCAAGATCGCCTGTTACACCACTGCCTGCATTGTTTGGAATACCTGAAAAATCATCGTAATACTCGTCACCAGTTGAATCAGCAGGTAGGGTCACAGCTAAAACATTGGTAGTGGCATCAAAATCAATTTTGACACCCATACCTGTTGTTGCCCACCATACCTTTGCGATTGCAACTGAAGTACAAGCAACGCCTGCTGCATTTGAATTTAAAGCTGATACATCAACTTTTTTTACTGCAGACTCACCAGTGCCATCACTGGCATTGGTGAATTTCATAACAGCCTTGCGTTGCCCATCCTGAATGGTTTGTGATGTTACTACATCAGCCATAATTACTCCTTAACTAAAAGAATGTGAAACTGTGCCATCTCCAAAGACATGACCATTTAGAAGCCAAATAGCATCTGTAATAGCCACACATCTAATATGACCACCAATAAATCTACCATCAGTGTCAGCATCCATAGTCAATCTATAATCAGCCGCAGCAGGTATATTCCAACCAGTTGTGTCAATGTTTTCGTTTAGTGCAACAACACTTCCAAGTTCATCTTTATCTTGTTGTAAAATCATTCCTTGAAAAGTATCAGAGCTAGAAGCACCTTGTAAAATGAATGTTCCTGTAAAAGTAGTTCCTACATGAAACTCATAGAAAAGCCCTGCACTAGCGGCAGGTAAAGTAACAGTAATACCTGCGGCACGATTCAATGAAAAGATTGTTCCTGATTGTGCTGTGGTTGGCGTATATGTCGCATCAGTAATGCTTGTGACAGGAAAAAGATTGTTTATTGTACCTGTAGTTGAAAGATTACCACTTGAATCAACATCAAGGTTTGTGGTTACTGCACCTGTCTTAGCAGTAACAGTGATTTGTTCAAAACCACCTTCAGACCTAACTGGTCCATTAAAAGTTGAGTTTGCCATAATTTCCTCCAAGGAAATAAGTTCTACTGTCTTGGCTTGTCTGCTAGGTCAGTCTGTAGAACAAGTTAAAATATCCTAGATACTAAAAATCATACTCCTTGGAGCATGATTTAGCAAATAGAATGTTTTAAGTTTTATGGGTTCATTAGGCTACTTCTGATTCTTTTTTAAAAACTTTAATTAGCTTTGGTCTGATAAGTGAAGTGGTATTCCAAGTCTTGTCACCATCTTTTTCTTTGTAAAGATACTCACCAGTTCTTTCACAAACTTCTGTATAGTCAACTTTTGGAGTAAACTCGTTGTGTGTTTTAACAGTAGCCTCAAGCTCAACCCAAGTATTAACACAATCCCAAATAGCTTGGTTAAACTTAGTTCCATCACCACCATTGGTTACTAGCCTTTCACCATTTTCTGTAATGTATTTTATTTTTACAGAATAATTGTTGTAACCAAAACCATTTTCATAATGATCTTGGCTTAGAACAAAGGCTTTGACAGTAACCTTGTCACCAACAGAACCAAAATGTTTGTTGGCATTTTTAGGAATGTAAATAGCTTGTGGCTTACATATGTTGCTCATGGCTTCATGAATCTCACTTTTGTACTCAGTAAGATTTGCCCAGTAGTTGATGCTTTCTTGAGACATGTCATCAAGAAAATAATGACCTACTACATGACCATTTGACCAATTTTTATGAAAAGGATTTTTGCCTTGAGAAATTAACTCTTTAGAAGTTACGATCCAGTTAGCAAGGTTCTTTTCTTTTCTTCTAAGGTTATCAGCTTCAATTTGATCTTGATTCCTTCTGATGATGTCGTTAAGGCTTTCATCAGCATATGATATGTCAAGAGGATAAATGTCATTTTCCTTTTCGACATACTTCATAGCCTTGCTTACTGCTTTTTTAGGGTCAGTAGAAAGGTTTACAATATAATCACCTTTTGAGTCATGCCCATAACCAAGACACAGAGTATACATAGCTGTTAGCTCTCCACTAGATATGTAATATGTTAGCTCTTTAAATATTTGATTTTTCATTACGCTACCTCCTGTTCTTTTAAAAATTCATAATGCTTTTTTAAGAAGTAAACAGAAGCATGTGCTTTCTCAAAATCATGATAGAAAATACGCTTGGTATTATCATGTCGAGGATAGTCAGCCAAACCATCATCGTGATAAAGGTCATATTGCTCTAACATATTTAAGTAGCTAGTAGCAGGGTACATAGGTTGGTCGCCATCCATTGATTGAAACAACTCCATGCCTGTCATGTCATTAGGAAGTTTAATGCTGTACATAGGCTTAGGATATTTAGATTTTTCACCATCTTCGTAATTGTAAGCATTGGCTACAACCTCTAACTCAAGGTTCATAACTTCATCCCACTCAGGTGAATACTTTTTTAAATGTTTTAATGATCTCATTACGCTTCCTCCATGGCTTTAGCAAAGTTACCTACAATTTCATCTCTAACCTCTTGTTCTTCTTTACAAGCATCATAGAATTGATCTACAGGTATGTCGTACATTTCGCTTAATGTTTTGATGTATTTATCAAAACCAACTGTGTGCCACGCTATTACCAAATCTTCTTTGCTAACAGGTGCTTTAAAAACATCATGTGCTGATTTACTCATATTTTCTCCTTTTTTGTTATTTAATTTATTTCCCATATAAGTAATATACATCTTTTTACATAAATGTACAACTTTTTACACATATATTACACATTGTAAGTCACTGATATGTCGTATTATTTAAAAAAAGTCAAAAAAAAAGGGCTCTTTTGAGCCCTTTTTAAGTAATAGTTGAGTAATAAACGCTATTACAAATCGTTCAATTAAGCTCCTTGTGAACCATAAATACCACGCCAGTTTGAAAAACCAAAGCTGTATCTTTCTCTAGCTTTGTAACGAATGTTACCAGTAGAGAAATCAGGTTCCATGTTAGTCTCCATGCCTGTTCTTTGGAACATTTTTAGACCCTCGCCTTGATCTGTAACAGATGTAAGCAAGAAGAAAGCATCAGGATCAGTTAAGTAATGATTAACTGTATAGCCACCCGGTAACACGCCTGTGTTAGCGATAGCGTTTACATCATTATCTGATGTACCTGATCTTAGAGTGCTGTTCAATATTCTGTCAGCAACAAATACTAATTGTGGTGGAACCACAAGTTTTGAAGCATTGACAGAGATTGTTAGACCTCTATCGTCTGTAAATGTTGAGATGTCAATAAGTGCATCTTCCAATGAAGTTTCATTGAGGTCAGCCATAGAAGTCGCTCTATTCGCAGCAGTTCCACCACCTGCAAGTGGGTGATCTGTAGCGATTAAAGGTTTTCCATCACCACCAGTAAAACTGGTAGAAAATGCGTTATTGAGTACATTGGCACCTTTGACCTCTTTGGTGTTAGCCATTGATCGTGCTAGTGCTTTTGTATATCTTTTTCCTAAAGAATCGTAAAGGTTATCTTCAACTGCTTCTTCTGTTAGTGCAAAAGCTAACGCAATCGTGTCATGCGTATATCTTGCTGTATAACTTTCAGAAGAATTGTCAAAAACAACTCCTTGACCTTCAGACTTAGTTGGTGCTGAACCAAAACCCATGACCAATACTTCTTCTTCGAAAGCCTTTTGAGAGTCTTCGATAGAAAAAATTTCAGTATATTCTTGTTGGTACTGATCGTACTCAAGTCCAAATAAACTGTTCAGACCGGGTTCGAGTTCCTTCGCTAATTGTGCTCTTGAAATTGCCATAATTTATATCCTTATGCTAAACCTGCACCTTTCTGTCCACATATATGATTTTGAATCACACATAGAACATTAGTGTCAGTCGAACCTACATCCGAGTTATCAGGGTCTTCAGAAATATCTAAGACTTTCAGTGGTAGTGTAGCAGTGGTTGCACCAGTGCTAACTGCACATTCAGTATTTGATCTTCCTGACTTCGTGTCGCCAACAGGTGATCCATCAACAATGTCGAAGTTTCCGAACAAGTCTGCAACTGGAAAAGCTGCATTGCATTGCACTTCAAAAACAACATTAGGGTCATCGATCACTTGAGCCATAATATCAGAGGAAGTAATACTTCCTTCATAATAGTTGCTAAAAATCTGTTCGCCTGAAGAATTTGTATAGCTTACGCCATTAAAAACTCCAACGATAGGTACAGTCCCGGTAGCAGAGTGTCTGCCCAATACTCCTGCTGTTAGCTGAGTAACCAAGTCTCCTTGGAAAATTGGGGTAGTCGCACCACTAGCGATTCTGTATCTTGATTGTCCACCTGAATAAGGTGCACCACTCATCATACGAACAGGTTTTAGACCAAATGGAGCATTTTTATTTGCCATAATTTAGTTTCCTGTTATTAGTTACTTTTTTTGTCC